GTATACGTAAAGAAAAGTTATGGGAAAAAGCCCCTTAAACGCCACTTTCGCCACTCGCAGAATTTTACAAGTTGAGGGCGCAAAATGAAGCGAGTTGTCAGCATCAACGCCGCCGGCCTGCGCGTGGGTGAGGACCATCAAAACGCCAAGCTGACCGATCGGGAGGTGGATCGAATGCGGGACTTGCACGAGGCCGGCAGCACGATCACCGAGCTGGCGCGGATGTTCGAGGTTTGCAAAGGCACGGTGCACGACATCGTGACCTATCGCCGGCGGGCGCAGGTGGCCGTCAGCGTGCGCGTTGTTCGCGTACCGGACTGAGCGGGCGCGAGGATTGCCGGCATGAAACGCACAACGGAAATCGAGGACGAAATCTGCAAACGCCTGGCCGAAGGCGAGCCGCTGCGCGCGATTTGTCGCGACGAGCACATGCCGAGCTGGCAAGCGGTTTATCAGTGGATGGATGCCGACGAGGATTTTGCTAGACGCATCGCGCATGCGCGAAACCTCGGCCATGACGCCATCGCCGAGAGCGCCCTGGAGATTGCAGACGACGGCCGCAACGACTGGATGGACCGCCTGGATAAGGACCAGGTGCCGATAGGCTACCAGCTCAACGGCGACCACGTGCAGCGTTCCAAGTTGCGCATCGAGACGCGCCTCAAGCTTCTGGCGAAATGGAATCCGAAGAAGTACGGCGAGCGCACGGCGATGGAGCTGACCGGCGCCAACGGCGGCCCGGTGCAGATGACCGACACCGAAGCGGCCGCCAAGCTCGCGGGGCTGATCGCGGCGGCCAGGGCGCGCAAGGACGATCTCGACGGCCTGCTCTGACGCATGGACGCGGCCGAGATTCTGGAGGTCCTGCCCTACCTGACGGCCGAGGAGCGCGCCGAGCTGGACAAGCTGCTGGCCAACGACAGGGCGATCTGGCGCCCGATCAGCACGCCGCAGGCGATGGCGTTCTACTCCGATGCGGACGTGATCGGGTACGGCGGCGCGGCTGGCGGGGGCAAGACGGATCTAGCCTGCGGCAAGGCGCTGACGCAGCATGAGCGCATCATGATCCTGCGCCGCGAGGCGACGCAGCTCACGGGCATCATCGACCGGCTGACCACGCTGCTCGGTGGCCGTGACGGCTACAACGGCCAGGATCGCATCTGGCGCCTGCCCGGCAGGCAGATCGAGTTCGGCAGCGTGCCCAATGTCGGCGACGAGACGAAGTACCAGGGCCGGCCACACGACCTGCTGGTGTTCGACGAGGCGGCCAACTTCCTCGAAGGGCAGGTGCGCTTCCTGATGGGCTGGCTGCGCACCACGACGCCCGGCCAGCGCTGCCAGGCGCTCCTCACGTTCAACCCGCCGACCAGTGCCGAGGGCCGCTGGGTGATCGCCTTCTTCGCCCCCTGGCTCGATCCGAAACACCCGAAGCCGGCCAAGCCGGGCGAGCTGCGCTGGTTCGCCACCCTCGACGGCAAGGATGTCGAGGTCGAGGACGGCAAGCCGTTCAAGCACGGCGACGAAACGATCAAGCCCTTGTCGCGCACCTTCATCCCGGCTCGCGTCACCGACAACCCGTTCCTGACGGGCACCGGCTACATGGCCCAGCTCCAGTCGCTGCCCGAGCCGCTGCGCAGCCAGATGCTAAAGGGCGACTTCCAGGCCGGCATCGAGGACGACCCGTGGCAGGTAATCCCGACGGCATGGGTGGAAGCCGCACAAGCCCGGTGGAAGCGGCCCGACAAGCTGCCGGTGATGGATTCACTCGGCGTCGACGTGGCGCGCGGCGGGCGCGACAACACGATCATCGCCCGCCGGCACGGTATGTGGTTCGACGAGCCTCTTACATATCCGGGCAGCGCGACGCCGGACGGCCCGACCGTGGCCGGCCTGGTCATCGCGGCCATGCGCGACCAGGCGCCGATCCACCTCGACGTGATCGGCGTCGGCGCATCGCCTTACGACTTCCTGAACGAGGCGCATCAGCAGGTGCTCGGCGTCAATGTTTCGGAGAAGTCCTTCGCCACCGACAAGTCGGGGCGGCTGTCGTTCTTCAACCAGCGCAGCGAATACTGGTGGAAGTTCCGCGAAGCGCTGGACCCGGCGAACAATACCGGCATCGCGCTACCCCCGTCGAGCCAGTTGCTCGCCGACCTGTGCGCGCCGACCTGGCGCTTGTCCGGCTACACGATCCAGGTTGAAAGCCGCGAGGGCATCATCGACCGGATCGGCCGTTCGCCCGATTGGGCCAGTGCGTACTGCCTGGCGCTGATCGACACGCCCAAGCAGCGCGCCGTGTTTGGTTCGCGTACCCGCAAACGTGACGACTACGATCCTTACGCATAAACCGCGTAAGGAGCCCCGCCATGTGTGACCCCGTATCCGCAGTCGTCGGCATTGTTGGCGGCCTCGCCGCTACGCAGATGATGCAAGCCCCGCAGATGCCGACCCCCGTGACACCCGAAGCACCCCCCAAGTCGCAAGCATCCAAGGCCCCGACGGCCAGCACGGTGCGTTCCGACATGGGTGGCACCGGCCAAGCGGGCGGCGCCCCTGGTGCTGCACAGACCATGCTCACAGGTGCGGGCGGCGTATCGCTCGACGACCTCAAGCTGGGCCGTTCTACCTTACTTGGTGGTTAGCGTGGCGCGATACCGGGACCTGACTAACACACGATTCGGCCGCCTGTTTGTTGTCGATTTGGCATATATCGACGCATCGCGCGGGAATCGAGTTTATTGGCGTTGTTGGTGCGACTGCGGCGCTGAGAAGGATGTACGCGCTGACGGATTGACCAGCGGCGTAGTGCAGTCATGTGGGTGCCTTGGGATTGAGAAGCGATCCGCCGCTACGGTGCTTCGGTCGCTCACGCACGGCATGTCAAAAACAAGGGAGTACGCAAGTTGGGGGCAGATGAAAGTGCGCTGCCAAGTTCCCACGAACCACAAGTTCAAGGATTACGGCGGTCGCGGAATCAAGGTTTGCGCCCGCTGGCAGTCCTTCGATAGTTTCTATGCGGACATGGGGCCGCGCCCTGCGGGAACCTCGCTTGACAGGATTGATGTCGACGGGGACTACGAGCCGGGGAACTGCCGATGGGCCGACGCTACGACACAGCGCAACAATCGGCGCGATACCAAGGAGGCGCAGGCCCATGCGTGACAAGACCCCGCGCCAGCTCGCGCTCCAGCGATGGGGTGCGCTCACGAGCGAGCGCTCGTCCTGGCTCACGCACTGGCAAGAGCTGACCAGCTACCTGCTGCCGCGCAACGGGCGCTATTTCCCGTCCGATGCCAACAACGGCGGGCGCAAGCACAATTCGATTTATGACAACACGGGCACGCGCAGCTTGCGCACCCTGGCCGCCGGCTTGATGGGCGGCCTCACGTCGCCAGCCCGCCCGTGGTTCCGCCTGGCCACCAACGATCCCGAGCTGATGCGCTACGCACCGGTGCGCACCTGGCTCAACGACACCACGCGCGTGATGCTCGACATCTTCCAGAAGTCGAACACCTACCGCTCGCTGCATGGCATGTATGAGGAGCTTGGGGCTTTCGGTACCGGCGCTTCGCTGGTGGCCGAGGATTTCACCAACGTGATCCACCACTACCCGCTGACCGTCGGCGAGTACGCCCTTGCACAGAACTACCGGGGCGAAGTCTGCACGTTGTACCGCGAGTTCCAGAAAACCGTTGGCGAGCTGGTCAAGGAATTCGGCCGCGACCAGTGCAGCCTGGCTGTGCGCAACTTGTTCGACCAGGGCAACCTCGACGCCTGGATTCCGGTGATCCATGCCATCGAGCCGCGCGAGGATCGGGACATGACCCTGCGCGATGCGAAGAACATGCCGTTCCGCTCGATCTATTTCGAGGCCGGCGGCGATGGCGACACGCTGCTGCGCGAATCCGGCTATGCGCGCTTCCCCGCCGTGGTGCCGCGCTGGACCGTGGCCGGCGGCGACATCTACGGCAACTCGCCGGGGATGGAAGCCTTGGGCGACATCAAGCAACTCCAGCACGAGCAGCTACGCAAGGCGCAGGGCATCGACTACATGACCAAGCCGCCGCTGCAAGTGCCGAGCAGCATGAAGAATCGGGACGTGGAAACACTGCCCGGTGGCATCAGCTACGTCGATGCGGCCGGTGCGCAGGGCGGCATCAGGACCGCGTTCGACGTGCGCCTCGACCTCAATCACCTGCTGATGGACATCCAGGACGTGCGCGAGCGCGTGCGCGGCGCCTTCTATGCCGACCTGTTCCTGATGCTGGCGAACCAAGTCGATGCCCGCATGACGGCGACCGAAGTGGCCGAGCGCCACGAGGAGAAGCTGCTCATGCTCGGCCCGGTGCTGGAGCGCTTGCATAACGAGCTGCTGGACCCGTTGATCGAGATGACCTTCACGCGGATGCTGGAGTCGGGCATCGTGCCGCCCCCGCCGCCTGAGCTGCAAGGCCAGAACCTCAACGTCGAGCTGGTCAGCATGCTGGCGCAGGCGCAGCGCGCCGTGGCCACCAACGGCATCGACCGCTTTGTCGGCAACCTGGGCCAGATCGCCACCTTCAAACCCGACGTGCTCGACAAGTTCGACGCCGACCAGTGGGCCGACGAATACGCCGACATGCTCGGCGTGAGCCCCGACCTGATCGTGCCCGACGAGCGCGTGGCCCTAGTGCGCAACCAGCGCGCGCAGGCGCAGGCGCAAGCGCAGCAGGCGGCGCAGATGCAGACGATGGCCGACTCGGCCGCCAAGCTCGGCACCGTCGATACCGGCGGCAAGAACGCCGCAAGCGACATCCTCAACCTGTTCAGCGGCTACGGCGCCGCTGCCGCATAGGAGTAAGGCAAATGACCACATTGCTTTCAGCAGCAACAGCCACCGGCGCTGGCGGGGCGATACAGATCAACGACGGAAACCGCACGTTCCAAGCTGTCGGCAGCACGACCAACGGCGCAGGAGCGGCGACGGTCAAGATTCAGGTCAGCAACGATGCCGCCAACTGGATCGACCTGGCCACTATCTCATTAACCCTCGGCACTACGGCCACCACGGATGGCTTTGCATCTTCGGCAAGTTGGGGGCACGTGCGCGCGAATGTGACGGCAATTTCCGGCACTGGAGCAAGCGTTTCGGTTTTTATGGGGTGATGCCATGAGCGTATCTGTCAATCAGGTAGTTGCCGGTGGGCTCGGTTCGGCCGGTTCCCCTCCTGTTACGGGAACGGGCAATGTAGTGATGTCTGAATCCCCGACCATCGGCGGGACGATTACGGCATCTGGGGGGCGGATAGCGTTCCCCGCCGTGCAATCGCCATCGGCGGACCCGAACACACTTGACGACTATGAGGAGGGCACATGGACCCCTGTAATCGAGGGGTCGTCTAGCGCCGGTGCAGGCACGTACACGGCACAGTCCGGTCGATACACAAAAGTCGGAAACCGTGTGTTCATTTCTTGCAGCATCGGATGGTCGGCGCACACCGGCACCGGCAACATCAATCTGTCAGGCTTGCCCTTCACCCCCGTGGCCGGTAGCACGGATTCATTTTTCTGCTTGGCTGACGGCTTGACCATTACGGGACTGCCAGTGTTCAACATCAACGGGGCGAGCACGACCATGTACCTGGTTGCGCTGAATAACGGTGGGACGGGATTGGTTGCGCTCGATGCTGTTGTTGGTGCGTTTCGGTTTAGCGGTCACTACAACATTTAGGAGTAACACCATGCCCATGGTCAGCATGAAAACCGACGAAACACAGGTCGAAGCGTATGAAGCAAACCCCTACGGTTACGGCCTGCGCATCCGCTTGAACGACGACCAGTGCGAAGCGCTGGGCATCACCACGCCGCCGGCAGCGGGCTCGAAGCTCCAGATCACGGCCCTGGCCTTCGTCGCCAGCGCCACGCAATCGACCGAACAGGACGGCGACGACACCGGCGCCGATGTGTATCTCGAACTCCAGATCACCGACATGGAGCTGGGCCAGGCCGAGCGGCCGAATCCGGCCTCGGTGCTCTACGGCGGCTGATGGTTCGCGTACCTGCTGGCAACGCGCAGAAGATTGCGGCCATGAATAACGACCCGCTTGATATTCGGGGCCAGGAGCGGCAACGCGATGAGGCGAAGAAAGTTGCCCAGCAGATTGCCGAACTCGAAGCCGAGGACTTCAAGTGGTTGATGAGTAGCAAACAGGGCCGTCGGATCATCTGGCGGCTGTTGGAACGGACCGGAGTATTTCGCACCAGCTTCCGGCTCAACAACGAGATGGCCTTCCTTGAAGGTCAGCGCAATGTGGGCCTGATCCTGATTGACCTGATACACGCGAACTGCCCCGAGATGTACCTGAACATGCTCAAGGAGCAACAAGGAAATGGCTGACGCACTGCTGACTTCGGACGCCGCACCTACCAGCGAAGGCGCCTCACAGCAAACCGCCGCGACACCCCCGGCTGCCACCGGATCGGGCGCGGCATCGACGCAGCAAGCAACCGGCGCGCAGGCGCAAGGCGACGCGGCAACCCCGCCCGCTGATGCGAAGCCCGACGGTCAGGCTGACGGTGCAAAGGACGGCGACAAGCCAGCCGGCGCACCGGAGAACTACGAGGACTTCAAGGCACCCGAGGGCATCGCTCTTGACGCCGAGGTGGCCAACGAGTTCAAGGGCCTTGCCAAGGAACTGAACCTGCCGCAGGAAGCCGCGCAGAAGGTCGCCGACCTCGGCGCCAAGCTGGCACAGAAATGGGCCGGCCAGCAAACCGAGGCGATCCAGAAGGCTCACGCCGAATGGGTTAGCGGCACCAAAGCGGACAAGGAAATCGGGGGCGATCAGCTCCAGGCCAATCTGTCCGTGGCGAAGAAGGCGCTCGACACCTTCGGCACGCCGGAACTGCGCACGCTGCTCAACGATTCCGGCCTGGGAAATCACCCCGAGATTATTCGGGCGTTCTACCGGGCCGGGAAGGCAATTAGTGAGGATCGCGTACTGACCGGCGGCGCTACCCAGCCCGTCAAGACGGCCGCGAAAACCCTGTTCCCGAACCAAGCATAACGAAAGGAAGTCACCATGACGACGCTCGCAGTTACCCATCCGACCCTCTTGGACATCTCCAAGCGGCTCGACCCGAACGGCAAGATCGACACCATCGCCGAGATGTTGGCTCAAACCAACGAAATCATCGACGACATGGTGTGGCTTGAAGGCAACCTCGCCACCGGCCACCGCACCACCGTCCGCACCGGCCTGCCGGCACCGACCTGGCGCAAGCTTTACGGCGGCGTGCAGCCGAGCAAGTCGCGCACCGTGCAAGTCACGGATTCGACCGGCATGCTCGAAGCCTACGCCGAAGTGGATAAGGCCCTGGCCGACCTCAACGGCAACACCGCCGAGTTCCGCCTCTCCGAGGATCGTGCCCATATCGAGGGCATGAACCAGGAGTTCGCCAGCACGCTGTTCTACGGCAACGAGGCCACCGAGCCGGAAGCCTTCACCGGCTTCGGCGCCCGCTTCAACAGCCAGTCGGCCGAGAACGGCGGCAACATCCTGACCTCGGCCGCGACGCCGGACAGCACCGACAACACCTCGATCTGGTTGGTGGTCTGGGGTCCGAACACGGTCCACGGCATCTACCCGAAGGGCTCCAAGGCCGGCCTGTCGATGGAAGATAAGGGCCAGGTAACTGCCGAGAACATTGACGGCAGCAACGGCCGCGCTGAAATCTACCGCACCCACTACCGCTGGGATTGCGGCCTGACCGTGCGCGACTGGCGCTACGTGGTGCGCATCAACATCGACCAGGAGGACTTGGTAAAGAACGCCGCGTCCGGCCCCGACCTGATCGACCTGATGACGGAAGCCGCCGAACTGGTACCCAGCCTGTCGATGGGCCGCCCGGCCTTCTACATGAACCGCACCGTGCGCAGCTTTCTGCGTCGCCAGATCGCCAACAAGGTCGCCAGCTCGACCCTGCTGATGGATCAGGTCGCCGGCAAGCGCGTCCTGTCGTTCGACGGCATCCCGGTCCGCCGTTGCGACGCCATTACCAACACCGAGTCCGGCATCTAAGCCAAGAAAGGAATGACATCATGATTCTCGACGAACGCCTCGAATTTGCCGACGCACTCTCGTGTGTTGCCAACGTCGGCAACGCCATCCTCGGCGATGTAATCGACTTGGGGGCTGCGCCCACGCTCCAGGACATCGGCAACGGCGAGCCGCTCTACCTGGTCATCCAGGTGGATACGGCCATCACCGGCACGACCTCGACCGTGCAGTGGCAGCTCTGCTCCGACAGCACGGCGAACCTCGCCACCAGCAAGACGGTTCATATCGACACTGGCGCGATTGCCGAGGCCACCCTGGTCGCCGGCTACACCATCGCCATGGCGTTGCCGATTGCGGCGACCTACGAGCGCTATCTCGGCTTGTGGCAAACCGTCGGCGCCAACAACCTGTCGGCCGGCAAGATCAACGCCTTCCTGACGCACGACGTTGCGAAGTGGGTTGCTGTTCCCGACGCACTGTAAGGACTGAGCCATGCGTGTAATCGCTACTGCATCCGGTTTCTACAAAGGCGCCCGCATCCGCTCGGGCCAGGCGTTCGAGGTGCCGGAAGGCACCAAGGGCAAGTGGTTCGTGCCAGCGGCCCCTGTCGAAAAGCCGAAGGCCGAAGCCAAGCCCGCGAAAGTGGGCAAGACCGAAGCCAAGCCCCCGGCTGACGACCTGACCTGATTGCTTCTCCTCCAGCAGCATCTTGCGGGGCCTTGGGAAACCTCGGCCCCGTTTTTCTAGGAGCACCCAATGGCATCAGAAGTCGACATCTGCAACACCGCGCTGGGCTACCTGGGCGACGACGCCACGGTGGCCTCGCTCGACCCGCCCGAGGGTAGCGCGCAAGCCGATCACTGCGCACGCTTCTATCCGATAGCCCGCGACTCACTGCTTGAAATGCACGAGTGGGGATTCGCCACGCGCCGCGAAGCCCTGGCCGACCTGGGCTCGGATCACGATCAGTGGGCCTACGCCTACGCCAAACCCAGCGGCATGCTCAAGGCCCTGGCCGTACTGCCGCCCGATACCGAGGACACCGAGACGCAGCCCTACATCATCGAGACGAACGCGGCCGGCGCCGACGTGATCTACACCAATCAGGAAACGGCCGTGCTGCGCTTCATTGTGCGCATCACCGACCCGACCCGGTTCTCGCCGCTGTTCGTCGAAGCCTTGAGCTGGTTGCTGGCGTCCAAGCTCGCCGGCCCGGTGCTCAAGGGGGAAACCGGCGCCGCAGCGGCCAAGTCCGCGCTCCAGATGTTCGGCGCGCAGTTCCGCCTGGCGACGGTTTCTGACGCCAATCAGCAGCACAAGCGGCCCGAGCAGCAGGCCGCGTGGATCGCGGGGCGCTGATGGCCAACATTCGCACGCTCGCGCGTTCCTTTGCCGGTGGTGAAATCACGCCCGAGCTGTACGGGCGTCTCGACCTGGCCAAGTTCCAGACCGGCCTGGCCACCTGTCGCAACTTCATCGTGCTGCCGCATGGCCCGGCGCAGAATCGGCCCGGCTTCGAGTTCATCCGCGCCACCAAGAACAGCGCGGCCGTCTCGCGCCTGATCCCGTTTTCTTACAACAACGATCAGACCTTCGCCATCGAGATAGGCGCCGGGTACTTCCGCTGGCATACCAACGGCGCCACGCTGCTGGCCGGTAGTCCGGCCGCCTACAACGGCGCCACGGCCTACGCTATCGGGGATCTGTGCTCGTCCGGCGGCGTCAGCTACTACTGCATCGCCGCGACCACGGGCAACGCGCCGCCGAACGCGAGCTACTGGTATGCGCTACCGGCGACGGGCGAGTACGAAATTCCGAATCCCTATGCAGCGGCCGACCTGATGGACATCCATTTCGTCCAGTCGGCCGACGTGCTGACGCTGGTGCATCCTAGCTATGCGCCGCGCGAGCTGCGCCGCTATGGCGCAACCAACTGGCGCCTGGCGACGATCACCTTCGGCGCACCGACCAACGTGCCGACCAGCGTCACGGCCGTGGCCACCGTTGGCACCGGCACCGACGAGTTCCAGTACGTCGTCACCACGATCAACACCGACAACCTGGAAGAATCTGTCGCCTCGACGGCCTCGACCGTCATCACCAACGACTTGAGTACGGCCGGCAACTACAACACGATCACCTGGACGGCGCCCGCCACCGGTACGCCGATCCGCTACAACGTCTACAAGCTCTCCAACGGCCTCTACGGCTATATCGGCCAGGCGGGCGGCACCAGCTTCAAGGACGACAACATCCTCGCCGACATCTCGCAAACCCCGCCGATCAACGAGTCGGTATTCGCAGGGGCGGGCGAGTATCCCGGCGCCGTCAGCTACTACGAGCAGCGCCGCTGGCTGGCGGGCAGCAGCAACAAGCCGCAGAACATGTGGAGCACACGCAGCGGCACCGAGTCGAATATGTCGTACTCGATTCCGGTGCGCTCGGACGACCGCATCGCCTTCCGCATTGCCGCGCGGGAAGCCAGTCGAATCCTGCATATCGTGCCGGTGGCCAATCTGCTGCTGCTCACGCCATCGGCTGAGTGGCGCGTCACGCCCAACGGATCGGACGCCCTGACGCCGGCCAGCACCTCGGTGCGCCCGCAGTCCTACAACGGCTGCAACAACGTCACGCCCGCCGTGGTCGGCAACTCGGTGCTGTTCGCGCAGTCGCGCGGCGGCCGTATCCGCGAGCTGTCCTACTCCTGGCAAGCCAACGGCTACCAGTCGAACGACATCTCGATCCTGGCGCCGCACCTGTTCGACGGTTACGACATCGTGGACCTGGCCTACGCTCGCGCGCCGACGCCGATCCTGTGGTGCGTCAGCTCCAACGGTAAGCTGCTCGGAATGACCTACGTCGCCGAGCAACAGGTCGCCGGCTGGCACCAGCACGACACCGACGGCGAATTCGAGTCGGTGTGCGTGGTCGCCGAGGATAACGAGGACGCCCTCTACGCCATCATCAAGCGCACCATCAACGGCGCCACCAAGCGCTACGTCGAGCGCCTGCATACGCGCCAGTTCGACGCTGCGGCCGATGCCTTCTTCGTTGATTGCGGCCTGACCTACAGCGGTGCGGCCGCCACCACGATCAGCGGCCTCGGCCACCTCGAAGGCGAGACGGTGAACATCCTCGCCGACGGCGCCGTGGTCGCCGCCCAAGTTGTTACCAGCGGCGCGATTACCCTGCCCGAAGCTGCTACCAAGGTGCAGGTCGGCCTGCCGATCACGGCCGACATCAAGACATTGCCACTCGCCGCGCAGCTCGACGGCGCCTTCGCCCAAGGTCGGCCGAAGAACATCAACGCCTGCTGGTTGCGCGTGGTGCGCTCCAGCGGTATCAAGGCCGGTCCGACCTTCGACAAGCTGATCGAGTTCAAACAGCGCACCACGGAAACCTACGGCGCGCCGCCGGCCCTGGTCAGCGACGAAATCAAGATCAGCAGCAGCCCCGCCTGGGGCAGCAGCGGCCAGGTTTGCGTGCGGCAAACCGATCCGCTGCCGCTGACCATCGCGTCGATGACCATCGAGGCCGCCGTGGGGGGCTAGGGTGGAACAGGTCGAGTTCCGCCTGGCGACGCTCGCCGACGCCGCCGTCCTGGAACGCACCCTGCGCCCGACGGATCGCGCCGAGGTGATCGCCGCCAGTGGCCCTGACGTGCTGCGCACGCTCGAACAGTCGATCCGCCTCTCCACCGATTGCTGGGCCGCCGAGATTGACGGCGAGCTGATAGCCCTGCTGGGCGTCGCGCCCGTCTCGCTGCTCTCTGGCATCGGCTCGATCTGGCTGCTCGGCACGCCGCGCATGACGCGCGTGCGTTCGCTTACTCGATTCGCGCGGGATTACCTTCGTCTGATCCTGACAACCGAATACCCGGTGCTCATGAACTACGTCGATGCCCGCAATACCCGCAGCATCCGCTGGCTCAAGCGCCTGGGCTTTACGGTGCATGCCGCCGAGCCCTACGGTGCGGCCGGCCTGCCGTTCCACAAGTTTGAAATGAGGAGCTAGACCATGTGTTCCCCACTAATGGCGCTCAGTACCGCATTTTCTGCGGTCGGGGCGATGAGTCAGGCCGAGGCCCAGCGCGATGCACTCAACTATCAATCGCAAGTCGCACGGAATAACGCGACGTTGGCGCAGTACCAAGCGAAGGATGCCGTCGAGCGCGGGCAAGCGGAAGAACAGAATCGCAGGCTAAGGACGGCCGCAACTTTCAGCGATCAGCGCGCCCAGCTCGCGGCCAATGGTATCGATCTGGGCGAGGGCATTGCCACCGACTTGCTGGCTACAACCAAATACATTGGCGAACATGATGCGCTGACCGCCCGCAACAACGCCGCTCGGGAGGCTTGGGGATACCGGGCCAAGGCGCGCGGCTTCCTTGATGAATCGGCCATGAAAGACGCCACGGCCGGAGGTATCAACCCGTTGATGGCCGGTGCGACCTCGCTGCTCGGCAGTGCAAAGAGCTACGGCACAGACTGGTTCAGCCCCAGCGCCAAGGTGAATCCTGGCAACTATCAGGTCGGGACGCGAGGCTACAGCGGCAACTATCTGGAATGGGACGCCTGAAGATGCCCAAAGTACCGGTTTACGACACTTTTCAGAACGCTTCCGCCCCGCTCCCAGATGTGCGCCAGCGCGACGCCGGTAGCGCGGATTTTGCCGCCGTCGCGGCGCAGCGCGGCAAGCAACTCCAGTCTATGGGCGGCGACCTGATGCAGATCGCCGTCAAGGAACAGGAGGAAGTCGATCAGGCGCGTTTGCAGGAGCAGTACACCAAGCTATCGAAGGCGGCCAATGCCAGCCTGTACGCCGATGGCGGTGTGATGGGCTTGCAGGGTAGTCAGGCCGTTGGCGCAGCTGACAAGTGGGCCTCGGACTACGACAAAGTGGCCAACGATCTGGTGGCCGAACTGCACCCCCGCCAAGCCGCCAAGTTCCAGAACATCGTGCAGGCCACCAAGCGCGCCTATCACGACAACGTGCTGCGCCATGAATTCCGGCAGGCGCAAGCATACAAGGACGAAACAGGAAAAGCCGCCATAGATCAGGCACTGGAAAACGCCGGGGCCAACTATCAGGACGGCGAAACCGTGGGCTTGCAGATCGGCCTGGCGCGTGGCGTGATGCTGGAACGGCCGGAATACAAGGGGGCATCCCCGGAAGTCCGCATGCGCATGGACGCCGCTCTGGAAGGCTCTTTCCATGCGCGCGTGGTGCAGTCCGCCCTGGATGGGGGGAACACAAGCTACGCCAAGGAATGGTTCGATGCCAACAAGGATCGCATCCCGCTCGACATGCGCGGCAAGGTGGAGCGTCAGATCAAGCCCGCGACGGATTTTGCCGAGGGGAAAGGGCTCGCCCTGGAAGCCCAGCGCAAGATCAGTGCCGGCGAATCGATTGTAGGCGTCGAGTCGTGGCTCGGTGAAAAGGCCAAGAGCAAGGAAGCGCACACCATCGCGCAATCCATGATGGCGCAGTGGCAGGACGCCCAGCGCCGGCAGGAGGCGCATCAGCAGGGCGGTTATCTCGAACGCTTCGAGCTGGCCCCCTCGCACAAGACGTTTGCCGCGATCATGGGCGACCGGGGCTTTCAGTCGATGGAGCCGGAAGCGCGCGGCAAACTGGTCAAGTACATGCGCGCCGAGCTGGAGCAAGCCAGCGACCGCTCCAGGGTGCGCCGCAACGAGGAATACCGCACGCCGGAAACCTTCGACAAGTTCATGCGGGTGCTCGACTCGCCCGATTTCGCGCAGAAGTCGCGGGAGGAGTTGTTCGCCCTGCGCCCCATGCTCGGCCCGGAGCTAACCAGCAAGCTGCTGGCCGAGCACCGCGACGCGGCCAACAAGGCGAAGGGCGCGGCCAACGAGTCGCGCCGCTTCCAGATCGACAAGGACTTGATTGCTGAGGCCATGCCGAAAAGCCTGCTGGCGCCACAGTATAAGGACAAGGCCAACGCCTACCGGGGCATCGTCGAAACCGAGTTGATCCAGTGGAAGGCGCAGAACCCCGGCAAGTTGCCGACGCTCGACGAGCAGAAGGCCATCGTGCGTCGGGCCAATACGGAATACACGGTGGTCGGCGGTGGCTGGTTCGGCGGGGATGCCACGGTGAAAGCCTACGAACTCAAGCCGATGCCGGACGATTTCCGCCAGCAGGCCATCGCTGCCCGGCGGGCGCGCGGTTTGCCAAGCGCCGAGTCCGATCTGCTCCGCTTGTGGGCGCAACAGAAAGGATCGCGTTGATGGCCGATTACGATTTCAGCAGTCTGGACGCCGAAGCGGGACAAGCCAAGGGGGCCAACACTCCAACGACATTCGGTTTCTCCAGGCCATCCCCGTCGAAGTACGATTTCAGCAGCCTGGACGCGGAAGCCGCCCCCGTCCAGCAGGCGCGGATGTTCGATGCCTCGTTCTTCAACCCGAACGACGAGCTGCGCAAGCAGCGCATGGCGCGCGATCTCAAGACCTACCTCGGCGAGGACACGCCGGCCATTCTGGTCGACCCGGCCGAAGGGGAGCGCAAGCTGCGCGCGGCGCAGATGGATCATGCCTTGCGCGAGGCAACCTACACGCGGGGCTGGATCGGCGCCGATGTCGAGAACGCGCGGATCGCCGCGCCCGATGCCGGGTTGTTCGCCGGCATGGAAAAGACCTGGGGGGCGGTCAAGCGGCAATGGCAGACGGTCAATGACCAGACCGAACTGGCGCCGCTGCTGCTCAAGGAGCGCGACGGCCAGCTTTCGCCCGGCGAACGGGCGCGCATGGAGAAGTTGCAAGGCGACATGGGCTATGCCGCCCGGCAGGGGAAGAACGACACGGGCATGGCCTACGTGCTCGGGCAGGGGAGCTATGCCGCCCGGCAGTTCATCGACCAGATCGGGCAGATCGCCCCGGCGACGGCGACGGGTGTCTCTGTCGGCGCGCTGGCGGGGGCGCCACTGGCGGGTGTCGGCGCCGGCCCTGGCGCGGTGGCGGGCGGCGTCGTGGCCGGCGGCATGGCCAGCTACGGCTACTCGCGCAAGCTGGAAGCGGCCTTCTCGTGGCAGGAGTTGCGCGACATGCGCGACGTGAATGGCCAGCCGATCCCGCGCGCGCAGGCGGCATTGGTGTCCGAAGTGGTCGGCAACCTCAATGCCGCTATCGAGGTCGGCGCCGACTTCACCCAGCTCGGCCTGCTGGCCAAGCTGGTGCCCGGCATTTCAGGCATGACCAAGGTCGGCGCCAAGCAGGCGGTCTCCGAAACCCTGCGCACGGCCCTGGCGAACCCGCCCACGCGCGGCGCGCTCCTGTCGGCGGCGCAGAAGTGGCTGGCGGCCGGGGCGACCGAGGGTGCCGAGGAATTCCTGCAAGCGCTGACCGGCGCGGCCGGCAAGGAAGTGGCGCAGGCGGCCAGCGGGCAAACCTTCCCGCCGACCGATGTAAGCGCCGTGCTGGCCGATGCCGGCGGGCAGGCGGCGGACGCCTTCACCGGCACGATGGTGCTGTTCGGCCTGCCCGCCGGCTATCGGATGTTCAAGGACGTGCGCCAGGCGCAGGCCGTGCAGCGCAACCAGCAGATCATGCAGTCGTTGGGCGACACGGCGCAGGCATCGGCCATCCACCAGCAACTGCCGGAGAAGTTCGGCGAGTTCGTCGCGCAGGTCAAGGCGGCCGGCGCCGTGGATAACGTCTATATCCCGGCCGAGCAGTTCCGCGTCTATTTCCAGAACGTCGGCGTCGATCCGGCCGCCGTGGCGCAGGCGGTCGGCGCGCTCAACTATGCCGAGGCCCTGGCCGCCGATACCGACGTGATGATTCCGCTGGAGAACTACGCCGCCAAGCTGGCGGGCAGCGAGCACCATGCGGCCCTGATGCAGGACGTGCGCCTGCACCAGGGCGACCTGACGGCGCGCGAACTGGCGCTGGAAGAGGCCAACAAGGAACAGGCCGACGCCCGTCTGCAAGAGCAAATCACGCAACTGGTGGCGGAAGGCCAGCAGGCGCAGGGCTTGAACGCGGCCATCGACACCATCGTCAATGATGTGGAGGGGCAGCTTGTCGGTTCCGGCGTGGAACTCTCGGCCGCGCGCACGCAGGCGCAGCTATTGCGCGGCGTGGCGGTGATGGCCGAGCGCGCCTTCCCTGGTCAAGACCCGGTGCAATCGGCCGCGAAGCTGTGGGCCAAGTACGGCCTGACCGTGCGGCGCGACCTGCCGGCGGTGTTGACGCAGATCAAGAGCGCGAACCTTGAAGTTGATCCACTGCTCGACATGCTGCGCGGTTCGGGCGGCCCGACCGACGCAGCCACCTTCGGCCAATCGCTGGCCGATTTCGTGCGCCAGCAGGGCGGCATCAGGGACGATGGCGGCGAGTGGTCGGCGCGCGACGTGGCTGCGGGGGGGCGCAAGCCTCTGGTGTCGGCCACGGGCCTGTCGGCCGATGCCTTGCGAGAGCTGGCCGCCGAAATAGGCTATCCGGTGGGCGATACCGAGGCGGCCTTCATCGACGCCCTGGCGGGGGAGCTGTCGGGTTCGCCGGTGTATTCGGTAATGCAAACAGACGAGCGCGCCATGGGGGTACAGCAGTCGCTGGCGATGCTGGATCAGGTGGTGCGCGAGGCCGGTATTGACCTGAACGCGGTCACGGGCAACGCCGAAGTGCGGCGCATTCTGGAGCAGTCCGGGCCGGTAGCGGGGGCGCGGTTCGAGCAGCCAATGACGGGGCCGTTCGGGCCGATCTTCACCGAGTTTTATCACGATGCGCCGGGCGCGATTGCCAAGCTGACCGAGTTGCAAAGTGGTGAGGCGGTGGCGGCGCTATATCACCCTGAGATCGGGGATATTGATCTGGTGTGGGGTAGCGAGGGTACATCACGCGACGATGGTAGTGGCCTTGCAAAACTCATTCGCTGGCACCCGGAGGTTGTCGGTGACTTGCAAGGTTTCATTTCGTCGCTGACAGTGAAACAGCGCGACAAGAAACGAATCCAGCTATGGGATGGAAAAAGCAAGCGTGCGGTCGTCAAATTGCTTTTCGATGAAAAGCAAAAACACTGGCTGCTGACCGCCTATGACAAGAGTGAAGCCGGACGCGCTACGAGGCCAGACACTAGCGCACTTGATGGAGAGGGTGACACCGCTCGCCTCTCTTCCGACTCCGATACAAGTATAGCCGACACTATCAAGAAGTTCTATCAGGACGTCGGCGCTGGCGAGACGACAAAGCGCGGCTATCTGCAAATCGGTCCCGACCGTCAAATGAAGATCGGCTTGACCGAAAGCGCGAACCTCTCGACCTTTCTGCATGAAACCGGGCATTTCTATCTGGAAATGCTGGGCGACCTGGCCGAGATGGACGGCGTGGATCAGGGCGTAAAGGACGATTACGCGGCCATTCTCAAGTGGCTGGGCGTCGAGAATCGGGCGCAAATCGAGACACGGCACCACGAAATGTTCGCCCGCGCCAACGAGGCGTACCTCATGGAAGGCAACGCCCCGGCCCCTGCGCTGCAAGGCGCGTTCCAGCGGTTCAAGGCGTGGCTGAATGCCATCTACCGCAAGATCGAGACGCTGGACGTGAAGCTCTCGCCCGACGTGCGCGCGGTGTTCGAGCGCATCTATGCCACCGATCAGGAAATCATGGCGGCGCAGGATAAGGTGGCCGTCGCGCCGTTGTTTCTCGATGCCGCCACGGCCAAAATGTCCGATGCCGAGTTCGCCGCCTACGCGGGCGAAGTCGGGCAGGTATCGGGCCGGGCGCGCGAGGAATTGCTGGCCAAGCTGATGCGCGAGTTTCAGCGCGGCAAGGCGCAGTGGTGGAAGGACGAGCGCGCCAAGGTGCAGGCCGAAGTGGCCGCCGAGGTCGATGGGACGCCCGTCTATGCCGCGTTCAAGGCGCTGACTGCTGGCCAGTTGCCAGACGGCACGGCCATCAAGCTGGAACGCGCCGATCTGGTGCGCCGCTATGGCGAGGACTTCGCCAAGAACCTGCCGCGCACCTTGCAGCGGGTCTATGCCGCCGAGGGGGGCATGGACACCGATACGGCCGCCGAAATGCTCGGCTTCCCGTCGGGCGACGATCTGGTCAAGGCGCTGGCCGACATGCGCCCGCGCAAGGCGTTGATCGAGGCGGAAACAGATGTTCGCATGCGCGAGCGCCACGGCGATCTGCTGACCGATGGCGCCATCGAGCAGGAAGCGCAGGCGGCGCTGCACAACGACAAGCGCGCCGACGTGCTCATGGTGGAACTGCGTGCCCTGCGGCGTCGCCAGCGCGACGTAGCGCCCTTCGTGCAGGCCGAACGCGACAAGGCCAGGGCGGCGAAATCCGCCACCGTGCACGCCCTCGATGGCATCCCGTCGCAGACGGCATTCCGCCGGGCGGCGGCGGGCATGATCGAGCAGACCGCCGTGCGCGACCTCAACCCTTACCAGTACCTGCTGGCCGGTCGCAAGGCGGCGAAACAGGCAGCGGACGCCCTGGCGCGGCAGGACGCCGATCAGGCCGCCATCGCCAAACAGCGCGAACTGCTCAATCATTACCTCTACCTGGAAGCCACCCAGGCCAGGGACGAGGCGCAGAAGATCGCCGATTACGCCAAGGGTTTCGATAAATCGTCGCGGCGCGAGGCGCTGGCCAAGGCGGGCAAGGAGTACCTGGCGCAGATCGACGCCTTGCTGGAACGGTTTGAACTGCGCCCGGTCAGTCTGCGCACAATGGACCGTCGCCAATCCCTGCGCGAGTTCGTCGCGGCCAGGGAGGCCGAGGGGGAAGTCGTGACGGTGCCCGCGCATCTGATCGAGGACGCGCAGGTGCGCAACTGGCGCGAGGCCAGCATGCACGAACTGCGCGGACTGCACGATGCCCTGCGCAACCTGGCGCATCTGGCCAGTTTCAAGAACAAGCTGCTGCGGAAGAAAGCCGCGCTCGACTTCGCCGTGGTGCGCGATGAACTGCTGGCGGCCCTCGATGGCAGCTACCCGGAATCGACCGGCGAGGTGGGCCGGCTCAACGACAAGGCCGACACGGCGGCAACGAAAGCGGCCGCTTTGTGGCGCAAGTTCGACGCCGCGCATCTAAAGGTCGAGCAGATCGTCGCATGGATGGACTCTGGCCGGAGCAACGGCCCCTGGGCGCGTTACTTCTTCGACCTGGCCGACGATGCGCAGGCGCGGGAATACGACCTGCATGCGGCCGTGACCCAGCGCCTGCAAGCCCTGTCCGACGCGCAGCCGGCGCAATGGCGCGGCAGCCTGCTGGACAAGACCGGCGTGCGCCTGCCCGGCGTGGACGGCCCGCTGTCGCGCTACGACCTGATTTCCATCGCGCTCAACGTCGGCACCGAATCGAACTGGCAGCGCCTGCTCGACGGGCGGGGCTGGACGGAAGCGCAGGTACGCGGGGCGCTGGAACAACTGAGCCCTGAAGATGGGCGCTTCATCCAGGGGGTGTGGGATACGCTCGAATCGCTGTGGCCGGAAATCGCTGCCTTGCAGGAGCGCGTGGCCGGCGTGGCACCCGCCAAGATCGAGGCGCGCACGCTGACGATGGCTGACGGGACGGTACTGCGCGGCGGCTACTTTCCGCTGGTCTATGACCCGAAGAAGTCGGCCGCTGGGGAGAAACAGGCCGACGCCACCCAATCGGTGCAGGACTTCATGGCGCGCGGCTACGGCCGGGCCGCCACCGACAAGGGGCACACCAAGGCGCGTATCGATGGCTTCGCCGCGCCCCTGCTGCTGGACTTTGAACGGGTGCTGACCTCGCATCTGTCCAAGGTCATCAAGGACATTTCGCACCGCGAGGCCATCATCGGCCTGTCGAAGATACTCAAGGACGGCCAGATCAAGGCGGTACTGCTCGACAAGCTCGGCGAGGCGAAATACACGCTGCTGACGACCTGGGAGCAAACGCTCATCTCCGACCGTGCCGACACCCTGCACCAGCCGCTGGAACTGCACAATGCTCTGTTTCGCGGCCTGCGCACGCATACCGCCATTGTCACGATGGGCTGGAAGATATCGACGGCCATGAGCCAGTTCGCCGGCTTCGGCCCCTCGCTCGATCTGGTTAAGCCCAAGTACATGACGGCGGCGCTGCGCGACTTCGTGGTGCATCCGGGCCGGACGCTGGCCTTCATCACCGAGAAATCCGGCGAGATGCGCCATCGTCAGAACACGCTCGACCGCGACGTGAAGGACGCGCTGCTCAAGACGCGCGGCGCCCACGGCATTCTCGTCGGCGTGCAGCGTTCCGCCTTCTATCTCACGGCCATGGCCGACCGTACCGTGTCGGTGCCCACCTGGCTGGGCGGCTACCGGCAGGCGCTGGCCGAAGGGATGAACGAGGAAGATGCGGTGCGTGCCGGCGACCGTGCCGTGCGTCTGTCGCAGGGGGCTGGCGGGGCCAAGGACTTGGCCGCCGTGCAGCGCAACTCGGAACTGATGAAGCTGCTGACCATGTATTACACGCCGTTCTCGGTGCTCTATTCCCGGCTGCGCGACATGGGCCATACCACGCGCGGCGTGCGCGATCTGCCGCGCCTGGTGGCGCGTTCGCTGGCGCTGGTGATCCTGCCGGCGGTGCTGGGGGAACTGCTGGCCGGGCGCGGGCCAGACGATGACGAGGATGAAGTCATGTGGGCGGCGCGCAAATCGCTGCTCTACCCGTTCGCCTCGATGCCGGTGATCCGCGATCTGGTGAATTGGCAGGTGGAACCCGCCCTGGCGAAACTGTCTGGCGGCAGCCTGCACTACGCCCCAGGCTACAAACTCTCGCCCGTGGTGCAGGCTATCGAGAAGGTTGGAACCCTGCCCGGCAAGGTGATCGACGGCTGGACGGGCGAGCGGCCGTGGGACGACGTGGCCTGGAATTCCCTGGAGGCATCGGGCTATATCTTCGGCCTGCCGACGGCGCAGCCGCGCATTACCGGGGAGTACCTGACCGACCTGTGGACGGGTGACGCCTCGCCCGAGAACGCCGGCCAGGCGCTGCACGACGTGCTGTTCAGGCGTCCGCCGGATAGGCGCTAAGTCGTTCGCTTACCTCGCTGGCGCTGCCCGATGATTCGGCAACGTCACCGAGGGCCATGCAATGACAATCTCAAGTTCCGTGCGCAAAGCCGGCCCCTACACCGGCAACGGCGTCGCCACTAGCTTCGCGTTCTCCTTCAAGGTATTCACCGAGTCCGATCTGCAAGTCGTGCGCCTCACGTCCGGCGTCGAGACTGAGTTGGTACTCAACTCCGACTACAGCGTCACGCTCAACGCCGACCAGAACGCCAGTCCCGGCGGCAGCATCACCTACCCGATCAGCGGCACGCCGCTCTCGGCCAGCGAGACGCTGACCATCGGCGGCAGTATCGAGGCGCTGCAACCCGCTGCGCTATCGAGCACCGGCGGCTTCTACCCCCGCGTGATCGAGGACGCCCTGGATCGCGCCGTGATTCTGGCCCAGCAATTTCTCGAAAAGGCCACGCGCTCGATCCGTGGCCCGCTGTCCGACTCTATTGACATGGAACTGCCGGTTGCGGCCTCAAGAGCAAACCTTTATCTCGGATTCGACAGCGGCGGGCAGCCGATCATGCTCCCCGGAACTGTCGTGTTCAATGAGGCTGACGCGGCCAATGTCGGCTTTGTCGCGGCGGGCGCGGGTGCGGTGCCGCGATCCATGCAAAGCAAAGGCCGCGACGAGGTTCACATCTTCGACTACATGAACGACGCCGACATAGCGGCAGCACGCGCCGGCACGCTGACGAATGCCACGGCGGCATTCAATACGGCGGTCGCCGCCGTGAGACGCGGCGGCACCCTGCGCGTCGAGGGGAAGCTGCCCGTCGATCCGATCACGATCAACAAAGAAATCAACATCATCGGCCATACGTCGCGTCAAACTGCCTGGGTTGCGGCGGCCATCTGCGCACGTGGCAACCAGACGCACATTCTGATGTTCAAGGGGGGTGCGGGGGTTTTTCCGACGGATCAACTCAGCGGCATCGACCTCAACCGCGTCACCCTGTACGGGCAGAACTACACTATCTCCGATGCGGCCCTGGTGCTGTGGAACGCGGCGATGGGCAACAGCATCGGCTTGAACATTACCAACGTCGTCGGCCGTGCCATCCGCTTCAACGACGCGATGGACTTCCATTTCGTACAGCCCCACATTGCGGACTGCGGCGATAACGTCAATCAGAAGTCAGTCATCTACTGCGACCCGGCCAGCAGCAACAACTGCAACAACCTCTATTTCGTCGATCCGCATTTCGAGTCGCTTGGCTGGACGATTCTCGAATCTACTGCGGGTGATGATGATCAGATTCAGCTCATTGGCGGCAAGAGCGAGAGCCGTGTCGAGTACGCAGGGCAAACCGCCACCAATCTGACGTTCAATCTGTTCAAGATCACCAGCAACCGATTCACTTGCAACCATCTGACGCTGACGAACATCCATATCTACAGCGGCGAAACCTTCCTCATCAATGGAGGATTCGCCAACGCGGTTTCCGGTTGCAAGGTATTCAATACTTCCGCGCAAACTGGAACATTCGTCAGCGTTACCGGCACCGCTTCGGGCTACACCGTCAGGGACAACACCGGCTACAACATCGGGGTCAACCAGAACACCGCGTCGAAGCACGGTTATTTCGAGGACACATGGTGGTCGAACAACAACAACAAGACAAACCGCCGCGCCATTCTTGATGCCGTTTCGCCGCCGATTGATCGGCTTGTTTCAAATGCTGGTGGAAATTTTGTCTACGGCATCAGCGGGTCGCTTACGGGTAAGTCTTTTACGTTCGCAGTCATAAGCGATCCCGAGGCTGGAGTGCTGGTTCCGATAGGGCATCAGTCGTCCATCAAAGTTCGATTTCGTCTGTATTCCGATCTTGGCGGTCGCACCGTGTCGCTTGGTTATCGCACTGCGGCGGGCGCCTACACCGCAGTTCGGACTGGCGTAGCAGTATCGAATCCTGGATTTGGATACGTCGATGTTGTCCTGACGCCGGCCATGCTTGCAACCGCCATCGAGGCCGTGGTTGTGAAGGAGCAGGGCGACAACAATCTCTACGTCGACGGCGCGTGGCTGGAGTATTCGGACGGCGATACATCAGGGAGCGCCGGCCTATTAGTACCTGCTGCACTGACAAATATCGGCATTGCATCTAGTGTTTCGTTCTTCAAGTTCCGACATACCTATGGTGCTAGTGCTCTTGTCTGCGCTGACATCAATCATGGCGCGACGATCATCTACCAGGCTGGCGGATTGTTCGTGGCGGGAGCGCCAGCAGCCAATCAGATTCAGTTTTCGGTTACTGGCGGTGGGCAACTACAAGGCCTAAGCGGGGGTTTAGCAGGGACAGGCGTTTGGTTCACGCAAGAGGTCGTGTTCTGATGGGCTGGCCGCTAACCTTCTACACCAACTTTGGTGTGCCACGGGGTTCTGCGGGATGCGCTCGCGGCCCTGTGGTGTTCATCCGGCCCGAGTACCGCGACGACCGTGGGCTTTACGAACATGAACTGACGCATGTGAAGCAGTGGTTCCGTACGCTCGGACTGCACTCCTTCCTCTACCTGCTCTCCGACCGCTACAAGCTGGCGTGTGAGGTCGAGGCGTACCGCGAGCAGGACAAGCACTACGCCGAGGACCGCAGGGCGTTGTTCGCCAAGTTCATCGCGCAGGACTACGACCTCGACATCACCCAGGACGAGGCCCTAGCACTGCTGCAATAGATCCGGGACCGTATTCGAAACCATAAGGACAAAGAAAATGCCGCCATCAAGAGATCACTGCCCCCACGCAGACGAATGTCCGCACGCTTCCGAGACCGCCGAGCAAGCGGTGAAGAAAGTGTTCGCCATCCTGGGCGTGGATATTGACCGCCCGGAAAGCGTCGAAGAGTTCCGCGAGGATCTGCGCTTCGGCAAGAAGATGCGCAAGGCCGCCGACCACGGGTTCCTCGCGCTCATGGGCGTATTCGCCGCAGCCATTGCCGCCGCGGTGTGGGCCGGCATCGTCCGGAAGGCAGCCGGGGGGCACTAGGATGTTCGGCGCACTTTTCTCCTTCCTCGGTGGCAATGCCTTCCGCCTGATCTTTGGCGAGGTCGTGGCCTACCTCAACAAGAAGCAAGACCATGAACTCGAACTCGAACGCATGAAGATGCAGGGCGAACTCGACGCCGCGCAGCACCAGCGCAACCAGGAGGCCATCAAGTTGCAGGCCGAGCTGGGCGTCAAGGTCATCGAGGCCCAGCGTGACGCCACGGTCAGCCAGCTTGAGACGGATGCTTGGCTGGCGGCGGTCAAGGATGTCGGGCGGCAAACCGGCATCAAGTTCCTCGACATCTGGAACGGCAGCGTGCGCCCGCTGCTGGCGACGCTGGCGATCCTGGTCGTGGTGGCCGAGATCGTGCGCAACGGCTTCGTGCTGACCGATTGGGACAAGGAGCTGGTCGCCGCCATCCTCGGCCTCTACGTCGCTGATCGTAGTCTGAGCAAGCGCGGGAAATGATCGACCTTGCCGTTGAAGTCGCCGCCGCGCTGGCGAGGCGGTTCGAGGGCTGCTACCTGAAGCCGTACCTCTGCCCGGCCGGTGTGCCGACCATCGGCTACGGGGCGACCTACTACGAGGACGGCGCCCGGGTGACGCTGTTCGATCCGCCGATCACCAGGGAGCGTGCCGAGTCCCTGCTGCTCTGGATGATCCGCACCAAGTACCTGCCGGCCGTGATCCAGCTATGCTCTGGCATTGACGAGCCGCACCACCTGGCCGCTATCATCGACTTCACCTTCAACCTGGGGGCGGGTGCGTTGAGTACCAGCACCTTGCGGCGCCGGATCAATGCGGGCCAGTGGGATGACGTACCCGACGAGCTGCGCAAGTGGGTCAAAGCCGGGGGGCGAGTGCTGCGCGGTCTGGTATTGAGGCGCGAAGCCGAGGCTATTTTGATATGATGTCGGGCATCCTGCGCTGCTACATCGCCACCCTAAAACTGCGCCGCTATGCGCCGTTCCCGAGTCAATTACGCGCCAGATCGCGCAGGTTTTTACGCCTTCGCCCGGTGTAGTTTTGGGGAACAACCCCCGTTTTGGGGAACAACCCCCGTTTTGGGGAACAACCCCCGTTTTGGGGAACAACCCCCGTTTTGGGGAACAAAATGAAAGAGGGCGACCCTTGGCCCGATTGCGCTTGACGCCCACGGTCGGGTTAGGCTTTGCCGTGTAGCCCTGCTCGCGGCTCCAGTTCCAGATATGGGAGAACAGCGCCAGCTCTTGCGTCGAGCGCGTCACCTTCCGCCAGTCGCGATACTGCGCGATCAGGTGCGGCTCGATCGAGTCGAGCGGCGCGGGGGGATTGTCGAAGAACTCGTACAGCTTGGCCAGTTCGGCGAGGTTGTCCTTCTGCGTGCGCGGGGCCTTGGTCGGTAGTACCTTGGCCTGGTACTTCTCGGCCACGTAGCGGAACGTGATGCAGATCGCGGCCTTCTTGCCGGCGTTGCCGCCTTCCAGCTCGGCCCACTTGCGGATCGCCTCGACGTAATCCTTCCCCAGCGCAATCTCACGCTGGCCGTCGAAATAGTAGAAGTAGGTGCCACTCGGCCGCACGCGCGCCTTCATGCGCACGGGCAGGTTCAAATGGACTGAGCGTTTACGTCCCAAGGACTGCGGGCCTCCAAGGTTGCACTATAGCTGCGGACTGCTCCCGCCGGGAAGCCCCTTCGATGATCGCCTTGGCGACGACCGGGCAGCCGGCGGCGTTGATATGGAACGGGATACCCATGCGACGAAGCTGCTCGACCTGCTTGACCTTTTGGGCCTTGCCGGTGAGCACGCGCAGCTCGTCGGGCTCCAGGAACATCATGGCGCGGCGCGCTCCTCGTGTTCGATCAGCAGGTCAAGGAAGTGCCGGGCCTTGCGCAGGTCCTCGATGCCGTTCTTCGCCCGCCAGCGGCTCACGTACTTGATGACGCTGCCCTCGGCGAAGCCGATGCCGTTGGCCGTGATGTAATCGAACGGCTGGATCGGCATGGCCTTGTAGTGGTTGCCGCCGATCTGCTCGTCGCGGGCGGCGTGGCGCAGCTCGTGGTCGTTGCGCCAGTTCGAGTTCTCGACACAGCTCGCGCAGGGCCCGCCCGCGCCGTTGCGATAGGGCCGATTGACGCAGGTGTCGCAGTCGTTGGGTTTGGGGGCCGAGCAGGTACAGGCGCGGCCCTGGTTGCAGTTTCCGGTGCAGGTTGTCATTGCTTCCCCTTTCGTTTCATGGCTTCAAGGAGCAGGTCTTGCACCTCGCGTTTGGTTTCGTGGCGCGCGATCACGATCTCGTCGATGGTGTCTGCGGCCACGATGTCGTAAATGAACACCGGCCGGTCGTGGCCTGACTGCACCTGGCGCACCGAGCCGATGCGCTCGATGATCTGCTGGCGCAGCTCGAGGTCCCACCAGTGGCCGAAGAACGCAATGATGTTGCCGCCGTCCTGCAAGTTGAGGCCGTGGCCGGCGCTCTTGGGATGGGCGAACAACACCGGAATCTTGCCGGCGTTCCAGTCGGCCTCGGTTTGCGGATCGGCATCGAGGAAGCGACCGCGCGGGAAGGCCTTGAGCAGGCGCGCCAGGTCGCTCTTGAACTGGTAGGCCACCAGCACCGGCATGCCGGCCGCTTCCTCGATGATGTCCTCCAGGGCTTGCAGCTTCTCGTCATGCACATCAACCCATGGCGCCACGTCGGCGCCGCTGTCGGATTGGGTATAGACGGCACCGTTGCAGAGTTGCAGGCATTTCATGGTGCGGCTGGCGGCGTTGAACGCCTCGATGTCGTGCTCGCCGATCTGCATGAACAGCTCGCGCTCCATGTCGCGATACAGGCCGCGCACCTTGGTCGGCAGCTCGACCTTGACGACGGTATGGATCGGCTCGCGCAGGTCGAAGTGGTCGCGCGGATCGAGCGTCAGGCAAAGGTCTTGCAGCCGGGCCTCGATTTCCTTCTGCGCATGGGCCAGGGGTTTGAGCTGGGTGTAGCCATCGCCGCCGGGGAGGGCCTGAAACCAGCGCATCCTGAACGAATCGAAGGTGCGGCCGAGCCGGCGGCCGGCATCGAGGAACCACGCTTGCCCCCACAAGTCGATCAGGCCGTTCGGTGCCGGCGTGCCCGTCAGCTCAACGAAGCGCTGGGCTTTGGTATGGGCCACGCGGCCGAGCGCCTGGGCGCGCTGCGTGCCCTGCTTGAGGCGGAAGCCCTTGAGCTTGGTGCTCTCGTCGGCGATCACCGTGGCGAAGGGCCAGCGCTCGGTGCCGTACTGTTCGAGCAGCCAAGGCAGGTTCTCGTAGTTGATGGTAAAGACGTTGGCGTTCTTGTCGCGCAGCGCGGCCTTTCGCTCGCGGGCGTCGCCGACGATGGGCTGCACCTCGATGTCGGTCAGGTGCGCCCACTTCTTCGCCTCGGCCGGCCACGTGCTCTTGGCCACGCGCAGCGGCGCGACGACCAGCGCCGGGCCGGGCTCGCCGGCGAGGAACAGGGTGTCCAGGGCCGTCAGCGTCACCGAAGTCTTGCCAAGCCCCATGCCCATCCACAGTGCGCAGCGGTCGTGCTCAAGCACGAAATCGAGCGCCTGCCGTTGGTAGTTGTGAGGTGTGTATTTAACGGTCATGGCGTTCGGCCAGGTGGATGCGCGCATGCTCGGCCTGCGTCATCACTTCCAGGTTTTCGGGCCGGTTGTCACGCTTGTCGCCGTTCTTGTGATGCACGACTTCGCCGGGCAATAGCGCACGGCCGAGCACCGCCTCGGCGACGGCGCGATGCTCATGTCGCTGGCCCATCTTGCGATAGGTATCCGCAGAGCCACGGTCGCGCAATGCCGCACCGTCGTTCATGCGCCCCCTGCGCGCCTGTTCGTTGGATGAAAACAGCCGCGTATGGTGGCCGTGCTTGTAGGTGTAAGCCGTCAGTTCGCCGCAACCGCAGGCGCAAGGCTTCATCTTCTCGGCGAGCTTGACCTTGTGGTAGTGTTTGTTGCACACGCCACGGCAGCGCACCGGCTGGTTGCAGCCTTCAACTGTGCAGATCACGCTGTCACCTTCCCCGCAACGACCGAGTGCAGATCCCGCACGACTTCCTCGGCGGGCACGCCGACCTTGCGGGCGAACGTCTCGATCACCAGGGCGAGCCCTTCGAGGACGAACATGCCATCGGCCGGCAGCTCGACGGTGCCGCGAATCTCGTCGCCGCGCTGGGTCAGGCTGATGCGCATGCCGATCATTGCGCGCCCCGATAGTCGAATTCGATGCCGGCCTCGATGAACATAGCCGAGGCGCTGCGCATCTCGTCGGCCCAGCGGACGGCGAAGTCGGGCGTCGGCGGGTTGCTGATGACGCGGGCGATGCCGGCCTGGATCAGCTTGGCGGCGCAGCGGGCGCAGGGCGGGTGCGTGGTGTAGATCGTGCAGCCGGCGACCGGGCGCGTGGCGAACAGCAGCGCGTTCTCCTCGGCATGGATGGTGCGGCGCAGCTTCTCGTCGCGATCCACCGGCGTGTCGAGCACGGCACGCGGGAAGCCGTTGAAGCCGAGGCTAACGACGCGGTTCTTGTCATCGACCAGGGCGGCGCCGACGCGGCTGCTCGGGTCTTTCGACCAGGTGGCCACGGTCGCCACAAGGTCGAGCATGCGCTTGTCCCACTTGGTCATACCTCATACCCCCTATATTCTGCGATCTGCTGTTTCAGGCTCTCGCCACCACCGAGGCTGTAGCAAAACCCAAGCTCCGCCACAGAGTCGGCCAGATCGCCACATGTCTCGCACAGATACCAGTCGGCCATCGGCACTTCGTCGCTGGCGATCCCGCGTATCTCTTCAAATTCGGTCGCCGGTCGGTAGCGCGCCACCTTCCGCGCCGTCTCACCAACACCGACTTTTGCCCCACACGAACAACACTTGCGGCTGCGCTTCGTCGCCAGCGGGGCTTCGTCGGCTGGCGGATACCACCACCAATCAGCGCCGTCTGTGTCGTAGTCGCCAGCATCACAAAAAAGGCTCATGACAGCACCTCGTCGATCTGCTCGAAAGAATCAATCACCTCAACGCGCTGGCCCATGGCGCGCATGCGCTGGTGCTCGCGCGCCTGGTGCGGCTTGGCCTTCTCGCCCGGGGCCTTCAGCTCGACCCATATCGTTCGTGCGGGGTGACTCTCTTGTGAGAGCTTCCACACGGCCACGAAGGGCAACATCACCAAACGATCCGGCGCACCGGCGCGGCCGAGCCACTTGACCTTGCGCACCTCGCCGCCCAGCGCCTTGACGCGCTCGACGAGATACGCCTCGATGTCGCGCTCTCTCATACCGTTATCTCCTCGACCTTGCACAGAATGACGACCTTGCCGAAGTCGTTGGCGTCGCGTTTGGGCCGGTCGTAGCTGCCGAGCGGCTGGCCGTTGAGGCAGTCGAGCACGCGCTGCTCGTTGGCGTGCGCGGCGGCAGCTTCCTGGCGCAGCTCGTCCTCGTAGTCCATGCGGCCGACGATGCCGTAGGCGATCAGGATCAGGGCGAGCAGCAGGGCCGTCTTGGCGTGGTGCCAAAAGTCGGCGATGGCGGGACGGCGGGAACGCCAGAACATGCCGTAGCGAAGGCGCAAGCGGTCGAGCATGGGTCAGTCCTTTCTGGCGAATTCGCCGGCATGTTGAGCCGCGCCGAGCTCGTATGCGGCGGCAGCAAGTTCCTTTGTTTCGTAGTAGCCGAGGCTGACCTTGCGCCCGGCTACGGTAATCCGCGCTTGCCACGGACGACTGCGGCAGGCGGGATGGAAAATCACGCCCTTATGTCCGGTGCTGTTGCTGATCTTGCGGGGGCCGTTGTATTGATTCTGCGCATTGGTGCATTCGCGCAGATTCTCGATTCTGTTGTCGCGCATATCACCATTGATATGATCGAGCATCGCCGGGAGGTAGCCGTAGTGGTAAAGCCAAACGGCGCGATGCAGGTAGATAGAACGCTTCCCGTTGGAATGGACTAGGTAGCGACGAGCCTTTCCCGCCCCGTGCCAAGGGTATGGCTTGCGCCCAGCTTTCTGGCGAAGCATCCCGTTCGCTGGCTCGTAGTCGAACATGCTGCGGATTTCATCTTGTGTCATTTCGCCCTCAATCTTTGCGATAACGGTAGGCTTCAAAGCCGGCAGCGGCCAGGGGCAAGCCCTCGGCCCAGCTCGGCACGGTGGCCATGAGGCTGGCCAGGTGGTCACTGTTGAATTCGGGGAGGTCGGGCGCCTCGGCGATGATCTCGTCGTGCACGGTGAGCACAATCTCGTAGCCGGCGTTCTCGATCGGCAGCATGCTGCTGGCCAGCACGTCGCGGCTGGCGGCCTGCGTCACGTTTTCCGCCAGCTTGCCGCCGTAGGTCTTGAGGCGCTGCCACTTGCGGCTGTACTGATTCACGCCCATGTAGCTGACCTTGCCGTGTTCATCGACGGCCGGGCTGGGGTAGCACACGGCGCGGCCCGAGGGCAGGGCGATGCGCAGCCAGGCGCCATCGCGGCGCAGCTTGAGCTTGCGACACGGCACCGTCACGCCGGGCGAGAGGATGGCGCGGCGGGCGCAGTCCTCCAGGGCTTTCCAGAAGCTCGCGACGCGCGGGTGCGCCTCGCGCCACAAGCGCTTGAACGAGTCGCATACGACATAGGCGCGCTTCGAGAGGCCGAAGGTGCGACCCTTTTTCTCGGCCCATTCCCATGCGCCCAGCGCCTCGCGCTTGGTGTCGTCGTTGATGCTGCGGATGGCCGCCTCGGCCATGGCTTCGAGGTCGATGCCATACGCCAGGCTGAAGGTGATGAAGGCGCCGACCCCGCCCTCGTAGCCGAGCGCCAGCTCTTGCACCTTGCCGATCTGGCGCATCGAGCCGTCGCCGGTTTTCTTGTTCTCCATCACTTCGCCGGCCGTGATGCCGAAGCTCTTGGCGTAGGCCAGGGCGTACAGGTCAGCGCCGGTACCGGCGTCGAAGTCGCGGAAGGCTTGCAGCTTCCACTCCTCGCCGGCCAGCCAGGCCAGCACGCGGCCTTCGATGTTGGACAAGTCGGCGACGACCAGTTTCTTGCCGGGTGGCGCGACGATCACGCCACGGATCGCCGAGCTGGCCAGGGCCATCACGTCGTCGGCGATCAGGTCCTCGGCGTCGGCCTTCATGGCGGCGATACCCTGGTCGATGATCTTCTGCTTGTGCGTGGGGCGCGGCAGGTTTTGCGGCTGGAACAGGCGGCCGGCCCAGCGTCCGGTACGGCTGGCGCCGCAGAATTGCAGCAGGCCGCGCAGCCGGCCATCGGCGCTGGTGCCTTCGAGCACGCGCTTGTACTTCGAGGCGCTTGTCTTGCTGGCCTGTAGCCGGATTGCCAGCAGCTCGCGCAGGGGCGCCGGCAGGTTGGGGTCCTCGATGCGGCGCTCCAGCGTGCTGATCTGCATGTCGGGCAGATCGACGCCGTACTCGGCGAGGATATGCACCAGCATCTTGTCGCGCTGCGTGGCCGCTTGCACCTCGCCGTTGGTGAGGTCTTGCGTCTGTGCGGCGAGGCTGGCCTGCGCCCGCTCGGTGGCGCGGATCGCCGCATGGGCCAGGTCGAGATCGACGGCCACGCCGCGCTTGTTGATGCGCTGGTCGAGCTGCCATAGCGCCAGCTCGCCGTTGCGATAGTTCCATTGCGGCAGCTTCTTGTAGATCGCACGCATGGCCGTGATGTCGGCCTTGGCGTACTCGATGAACTCGGCCCACTCGGCCGGGTGCGTGGCGCGCGTGGCGCGGCGCAGCTTGCTGGTGGCCGGGCGCGGCTTACAGAACAGGTTAATCAGCTCGCGGCCGCGCTTGTGCTTCTTGGCGTCGTCCTCGATGCCGAGGATGTCGCCGAGCTGGCCGAGCGCACCGGGCAGACCATGTGCCAGCGCCATCACCATCGTGTCGTGCATGCGCTCGATGGGCGGCTCGAAGTTCGGCATCGCGTGATGCAGCACCGTGCGGTCGAAGTTGCCGCCGTTGTGCCATACCTGGATCACGTTGCTGGAATTGATCGCCACCAGCAGATCGATCGGCGTCATTGGATTGTTGGCCAGGTCCCAGCATTGGGCCGGACCGTCGTCGATGGCGTAGGGGAACAACATCACCTCGGCGCCGGCCGCGTAGGCGTGCGTGCCGTGGTTGATCGGCACGGCGCTGTAGGTTTCGAGGTCGGCGTAGAGGATCACGATACGACCTCAAAGTCCGCCAGGGCCATCTTGGCGATTCGCTTTTCGTCACACTTGTGCACCTTGCCGTTGTGTTCGATAAGAATCCAGCGGGCGCCATCCGCTTCCCATTGCAGGTCGCCCTTGCCGCAACGCTTGCACTCGACAATGGACGGCTGATCGTCCTCGTCAGCGCCATAGGGGTCGAAGTAGTCCTCGGCTGCCATCACGCGGCCTGCTGCTTTTCGAGATTGGTCGAGCGGAAGGCGAACAGCTTGGCGTGCGCGGGATAACAAGCGGCAAACAGGCGCGCCAGGTAGGCCGTGCAATGGTCGTTCAATTTCCAGCCGGCCGAGCTGCGCGCAGTCAGCGCCGTGTGGTGGCGCAGGACTTCGACGATAGTGCGCGCCGAGTAATGGTCGAAGCCGGCGTCGACCACGGCCGTGGCCTGATGCACGAAGGCGCGCCATACGTGCAGGTTGTCCTGCAACCAGGTGGCGAAGTCGGCCGGATAGGTGTCGGGGTTGCGCTCGATGATGCTCATGGGGTTGATGTCTTGCATGGTGCTGTCCTCCTTGTGATCCGCTTTGCAGTGCCCGGCGGCTGTTTTTCCCGCAGCGGCCCGCTCCTTTCTTGAAGAAATTGATCGGTGCCGGGCACTGCAAAGCGGCCGGCCCGAGGGCCGGTGCTTTGGGTTGAGTTAAACCAGGTCCTCGGCCATGGCGCCCTGGCTGATGTCGTCGAAGTCATCCTCGCTGGCGGCACCGCCACCGACGAAGGCATCGCCGTCCTTGAAGAACTGCACGCCGCCGAGGCTGGCATTGACGCGCTTGCCGTAGTTGTTGTCCTGCGCCCAAACATCGACCACGGCATTGACGTAGCAGCCGGCATAGGGGCGGCCGTCCGATTCGACGAGCGGCGACTTGTCGGCGTCGATCACGGTCGGGCGCGTGGCATTGCGGGCACTGACGTAGAAGTTGCCCTCGAAGCCGGCATAGCTGGCCTTGAGGTCGCCGTTGTGCAGGCATACCTTGTCGGCCGCGCGGGCCTGCTTGAGGATGGCCCCGGCCTTGGCGCCCCACTTCTCCTTGGCCACGGCCTCGATGGCTGCGTTCAGGTTCTTGATGTCGGAATGGGTCGGGTCGAGCAGGAAGGTCGCCGAGAATGCGGGCTTACCTTCGCCGTTGACGGTCTTTGCCTCAAAGAGCTGGGGGAACGCGAGGCGCACGTTGTTTAATTTGACTTTCATGGTCTAGTCCTTTTTAAAAAGATGGGGGTATTGGTGTTGCACCTGCGCCACCGCTCGCTCGATGGCGACCAGGCGCGGGATTCGGGAACCTCTCTTGTCGAGCGGGGTTTGCGCCGCAGCCTGGAGCAGCTTCGCGGCATCGGCGGGCAGGACCTTGGCGAGCGGCGCGGGCTTTTTCATCAGCAGAGGTCCGCGCAGGTTTCTGTGCTCACGTCCTCGAACTCGTCGGCCGTCGGCTTGATGACGAGCGGCTGGCGGGGATCGCTGGCGGGGGCCACGGTGGGCTTGCCTTCGGCCTGGGTAATCAGCTTCTGCAAGGTGCTCCAGCGGCGAGGGGTATCCTTGAGCAGCTTCTCGGCGACGGTCGGGCTGATGACTTTGTAGGTGTACATTTCGTCCTGCTTGAGCCGCATCGACTTCATGGCGGCCTCGGCGGCCTGCTTGTCGGCCCATGCCCGGTTGCCCTTCTTGCCCGTGACCAGCTTGAAGCCGGGCACGTCGATGCCGTTGGCCAGGTCGTTGTGCGCCTTCTTGCGGATGGCGGCGCACCAGTCCTCGATCAGATCGACCTTGGCCAGGCAGCGGGCCAGCAGGTCCGGCGCGGTTTCGACGATCAGCTCGGTCTGCGTGGCGTCGTCGAAGTCGGCCAGGGTGGTATCGGCGACGAGCTGCACCAGCTTCGGGCAGTCGGCTTTGGCCTTGCAGAACTTGCACTGTTCGTCGCCGGGGCGCAGGTGATGCACGTAGGCGCCGGGCTTCTCGTTGCGCAGCACACTGAGGGCATGGCTGGCGCGTTCCGTGGCGCGCTGGGCAAACTGTTGCAGCTCGGCGACGGTACAGTCCCACTCGCTCGGCGCGGTGAGGATGCGCGGCTGGTGGATGACGATGCGGATATGCTTGGGGGCGTAGCCGAGCAGCGTCACCAGCTCGAGGGCGCCGAGCGCGTAGAGCCGGCCCTGGTCGTTCTCGATGGCCGAGACGGTCACGCCACGGCCGAACTTGAGGTCGATGACGATCAGCTCGTTGCCGTCGGCCGTGACGATGATCGCGTCGCTGGTGCCTTCGGCGCCGGCTTCGCCGGTGATGTGGCCGATGGGCACGCGCTGCTCGACCATCAGATCGTGGCCGACGGCGTAGTCGCGCACGGCATCGACATAGAGCTGGATGTCGTCGGCCATGCCGTCGGTGATCTCGATGTCGAAGCCGTCGGCCTTGACGATGCGGCCGATGTAGGCAGCGGCGTCGGTCTGCGAGGTCAGGCACAGGGCAGCGATCTCGTGCGCGGCCGTGCCTTCGGCCTTGAACTCGGTCGGCTCGTCGGCGCGGCCCTGCTCCATGGCCACGCTGCCCGGGCAATTCAGCCAGCGGTGCGCGCCCGAGGGGGAAAGGATGGCGTGGTCGGCCATGTCTTAGGCTCCCGCGCGGGCTTCGGCTTTGGTGACGAAGGCGGCGTACTGCTCGGGCTTGAGCTGCGGGCCTGCCTCGGCGTTGAACTCGCCGAGCAGGGCGACCACGGCGTCGCGGCCCTTGCCCTGCGACAGCTTGATGATGGCCTTCTTCACGTCCTCATAGGAAACGCTCGCCGCACCCTCGGCCGTTCGAGCGGCTTCCGGGGCGGGTTGTTGAGCGGCAGCTTCGGCCGGCACGGAGGTAGGCTCCGGCGTGCTGCTGGCTCCGTTGGTCGCCACGGTGGCCTTGGCTTTCTTCGTTTTCTCTGCGTTCGCCATGGCTTCGGCGGGGCTCGCGGCGAAGTTGGCGGCGGTGGCCTTGGCTTCGGTGGCGATGACTTGCTCGACGTTGAGCGCCGCCATGACGGCGTTGAGCTGGGCGGCGTTGCTGATGGTGATTTGAACGGGGAACATGGTTTGCTTCTCCTTACAGGGTGGTTTCGACGAGTTGGGTGAGGCGGGTGAAAACGTCGCCCGCGTCCTGGGCGATGTCGTAAAACTTGTCAGCGCGTTCGAGCTTTGCTGTTAGCGCGGCAGGCGTGTCGATGCCCGCTTCGGTAAGGGCTTCGAGCAGGGCGACCGTGGCGGGTACGTCGCCGATCAGCGCGTCGGTCAGCGCTTCGATGTCCTTGGGCTCGTAGCCGGCGTTGTCGGCGGCAGCGATAAGGGGCGCGTAGTCGATGCCGTCGTCGACCAGCGATTCGATCCAGTCGATCAGGAAGGCTTCGAGCGGGCTATTGACCAGCGGGTCGAAGTCGGCGCGCAGCGCGTTGATCGCGTGGCCGGGCTCCATGGCCTTGAGCAGTTCAATGGAGAGCGCCATGGTCAGCCCCGCAGCGTGAGCTTGCCGGCGAGGGCCTTGCGGGCGAGCTTGGCGCCGGGGTAGTACGCCGGCAGGCCGTCCTTGTTGCGGACCTTCTTGCGCGACGGGGTGCCGCTACGGAACGAGGTGGCGCCCCGGGTGATCGGGTGCATGACCCGGGCGGTGAACGCCAGCCAGGCCGAGATGAAAGGGTTGCGCATCATGCGGCCCTCCCAACGACGGCCAGGGGTGCGCGGTGGTTGGCGCGACGGGTTCCCGCCGTCGGCTGCTTGCCGGCACGGTACTCGCGCTGTGCGCGCTTACAGGCCGCCACGCTCGGGAACATGCCGAGGTAGACGTTCTTCTCGCCGTTCCAGGCGTAGGCCCGATAGGGGTTGTATTTCGACTGCGCCGGGAAAATGCCGGGCGCGACAGACGAGGCGCTGCGGCGTTGCGACTTGACTGGCTTCTCGTCGATGATCGCCAGCGCGGTACGCATCGCCTGGGCGAACAGCGCGAGGACTTGCTGCTCGGTGGATTTCTTCATGACTGCCTCCGTTATGTGCGTCTAACGCAGAACGCGAAGCAGATTTTGCGCGTAACGGATTGTGCGTGTCAAGCACACTAGAGCATGAAATGTTTTTATACGCTTTGCTGGCGTCGCTTATTCAAGGCAAGAAAAAGCCCGCGCGGGGCGGGCTATTGCGTGTCGACCGATATCGGGATTCCGGCATCGCCCCCGGAATTCCGAGGACGGTCTATCTAGTAAAAGTCGGCGCTGGCGGTACGGCGTTAGGTGAGGTCCTCAGTAGCACGATGTGCTGTCATACACATCGTCCCACACGCGGAATCCGCGTTGATCTTTTATGGTCTTGTACACCGTGAAGGCTACGTGGCCCCGCTTGTTCGGCTGGTACACGAGGCGATAGGAAAGCTCTTCCTCCTTGACGGTTGTATCGCCAAGCGCGTTCATCCTGGACATGGCGGTGTTGATCGTTCTGTTGCGCTCCTCAGCGGCTATTTCGTAGCTGAACCTGATGAACGACACTTGTGATCCACAGAAATGCACGTCGACCGTTCCTGCTCGGGGACTTTTCACTTCAAAGGTTACGGAAGTATCGGCTTTGAGCCATGGGGTTGTTGGTGGTGGGCCTTTGTCTGTTTCTTGGATCACATCCTCAATAGTTTTTGACGAGAGGCGATCTTCTCTCCAGCCGGCTTTGGCCGCCTCTTGGGCGACCCTGCGGGGCGACAAGCCTACGCGGAGTCCCGCTACCTCCGTTTGGAGTATGCCTAGGTCCCTGGCAGGTGGTGGCGGTGGCGCTGCGAGGAGGCAACCTGCGCCGAGTATGAACAGCAAGGCGGCAATCAGTGCATTAGCCATAGATCAAACGTCCATCTGAATGTGCTTGACCACGCCGCAGAATGCGGCGTCGGGCAGCAGTTCGAGAATCGGGTAGCGCGGGTTGAGTGGCTTAAGGTAGCGCCGGCCGCCGTCGTGCATCAACTGCTTGAAGGTGGCCTCGTCGCCGTTCTGGCGCACGATGACGTAACTGCCGGGCTCGGCCGGCGCGTCGGGCTCAACGATGATGATGCAGCCGTCCGGGAACTTGGGCTCCATGCTGTCGCCGCGCACGCGCAGGGCGAAGGTGTGGCGCTTGGGGCGGTAAGTGGTGTCGATCCGCTCACCCTGACCGGGTTGCAGGTTGTCGATCACCGTCTGCCAGTCGCCGGCCTGTACCCACGAAATCAACGGCACGGTGCCGCGCAATGCAGGCCCCCGTTCGGTGTTGTCTAGGTAGCGGCTTATCCCCTGCATTATCTCGGCCCGCCTATACACCTCCGAGATGGGAACGCCGATGGCGGAGGCGATCTTGGAGAGTGTCGTCGTACTGAATCCAAGTTTTCCGTTTTCGATCTTTGAAATGTTGCCGTGGTTGATCCCGGTCACTGCGGAAATTTCTTGCAACGTATGCGCCGCTGCTTTTCGGTACAGACGAAGAGCTGCGCCAATCTTGGCGTTAGGGGGTGAATCGTGGGTAGCGTGCATCCGGGCTTTATAGCTCATGTTTGCGTAGCACGCGATGTTAGCCGTAGCAGAATGTGTTGACTGTAATGTGCGTGTGAGGCAACATTCGCGGCAATCTCCACAATCGCACAACGGGAACCCGCCATGTCCTCCCCACTAAAAGCCCTTCGCCTCAAGCGCAGCCAGACCCTCCAAGTCGTTGCCACCGCCGTCGGCACCGATGCCGGCAACATTAGCCGCATCGAGAATGGCAAGCAGAAAGCCAGCCCCGCCATGGCCGAGCGGCTGGCCAAGCATTTCGGCTATGCCATCACGGAAATCCAGATTCTCTATCCCGAGCGGTTCGTTGAAAAAGTCGGCGCTAGCGACACGGTGTCGGCATGAGCGCAGTCCTCCTGCAGGGCGACTGCCTTGATCATCTGCGCGGCCTGGGAGAGGGTTCGGTCGATGCCGTCGTGACCGATCCACCTTATTGCAGCGGCGGCCGGCAGCAGGCGGGGGCCAGGGGCACCATCACCAAGTCGGGGCGGGCTGACGCGCACTGGTTCATCGGCGACAACATGGGCACGGAGAGCTATCTGTGGTTCATGCGCGAGGTGGCTCGGGAGTGCGCGCGGATCTGCACTGCCGGCGCCCCGGCCTATGTTTTCACGGACTGGCGCCAGCTCAATACCATCGTCACGGCCTGGGAGTCGGTCGGCTGGACCTACAAGAGCCTGATCGTGTGGGACAAGAACCGGGGCGGGGCGATGGGCTCCTGGTGGCGCAACAACCACGAGTTCGTCGTCGCGCTGGTCAAGGGCAAGGCCCGACCGCTGGCGCACGGCGGCTTCTTCAACACCTGGCGCGGCACCAAGCCGCAAGGTGGGGCGCATCCGACCGAGAAGCCGGTCGAGCTGATGCGCTACATCGTGTCGTCGATCACACCGGCGAAGTCGCTGGTCCTTGATCCGTTCGCCGGTAGCGGCACGACCGGCGTGGCGGCGCTGCTCGAAGGGCATCGCTTCCTTGGCATCGAACAATCAGCCGACTACGTGGCCCTGGCGCAGGAACGCCTGGCGGCTGCGAGCGTGGAGGGCCTGGTGTGACGGCCGCCTACTACAACGAAATCGACCCTTACGCAGCGCAATGGCTGCGCAACCTGATTGCCGCCGGCCATGTTGCGCCCGGTGAAGTAGATGAAAGGAGCATCCTCGATGTCAGTCCCGACGACCTCGCCGGTTTCACGCAATGCCACTTCTTCGCCGGGATTGGTGTGTGGAGCCATGCCCTTCGTCTGGCCCAGTGGCCTGACGACCGACCAGTGTGGACAGGGTCTTGCCCTTGCCAGCCTTTCAGCGTGGCAGGCGCGGGTGCTGGGGTGCGCGACGAGCGGCACCTATGGCCATACTGGTTCTGGCTTATCGAAAGATGCACCCCCCCCGTCGTGGTTGGGGAACAAGTTGAAGCGGCGATTCGACACGGATGGCTCGACCTTGTTCAAGCTGACATGGAAGGAATCGGCTACCGCTTCGAGGCTGCCGGTATCCCTGCTGCGGGCGTCGGCGCGCCGCATATCCGACAGCGCCTATGGTTCATGGGCTACGACAAATGCCAGCGATCACAAAGGGGCGGCAACGCCAGAAGCAGTGAAGCAATGGGCGAAGCGCGGGCACAACCTGTCGGAACAGGCGCAGCTTGCATGTTGGACAACGACGACGACGACACGCGACTGGAAGGATTCGGGCGCGGACATCAAGCCCCGCGCGAACGGCAAGGAACGATTCGACCAGCTACCGCGCCAGGCGAATCTGGTTATTGGGCCGCAGCCGACTGGCTCGAATGCCGTGACGGAAAAGCCCGGCCAGTTGAACCCGGCACATTCCCGCTGGCTCATGGGGCTCCCGCCCGAGTGGGACGCCTGCGCGCCTACGGCAACGCCATCGTCCCGCAGGTCGCGGCTGAAGTGATCGCCGCTTACATGGAGTGTCAGCCGTGAGCAACGAATTCCAAACCAACGGCCGCGCCCTGCTGGGCAATGGCTACCTGATTATCCCGATCAAGCCGGGCCACAAGCGGCCGGCGCTCGACCAGTGGCAGACCTCGCGCCTGGGCGCCGGCGACCTCGGCAAGTTCAACGGCTGCGGCGTCGGTGTGTTGTGCGGGCAGGGCGCGCATCCGATCGCTGCCATTGACGTGGATACGCTCGACGAGGGGCTGGCCGTGGCGTTTGTCGCCTGGTGCCAGCAGCATTTGGGCATGACCTGCGAGCGCGTGGGCCTGGCGCCCAAGATACTGTTGCCGTATCGCGCGGCCAGTGAGGGGTGGGGCAAGGCCACCGGTGCCTGGTTCGAGGACCTGACCGGCGAGCGCCATCGCCTTGAGGTGCTGGGCAAGGGCCAGCAGTTCGTGGCCTACCATGTGCATCCCGACACGCAGCGCCCCTATGAGTGGATCGACCTGCTCGGCGGGCTGGAGTCCGTGCGCGCCGACGAGCTGCCGATCATCAGCGAGGCGCAGGTCGCGGCCGCGCTCGAGAAGTTCGAGGAGCTGGCGCTGGTGGCAGGGCTTACCCGGGTGCTGGGTAGCGCGGCCCGGGCAGGCGGCGCCACGGCGCAGGGCAACGACGATCCGCTGCTGGCGTACTCGCCGCCGGTCGGCATGGCGCTGGACGATGCGAAGGGCTTGCTAGGCTACGTCGACAACGAGGACTACGACACCTGGGTGAAGGTCGGCATGTCGTTGCATCACGAGTTCAGCGGCGGCATCGAGGCCCTGGACTTGTGGGACGAGTGGTCGTCGACGGCTGCGAACTACACCGGGCGCGAATCGTTGGAGCTGCGGTGGGACGGCTTCGGCCGGGGTGGCGCTGCACCGACCACGGCGCGCTGGTTGCTCAAGATCGGTAACGCCAACAAGCGCGAGGCCGTGCAGGCGGAGAAGCGTAGCGGCCTGGACTATGCCAAGGGCTTGATCGCGAGCTGCCAGGACAGCATCGCCCTGATCGCGGGCGTCGCGCACGAGGCCGGCGAAGCGGCCGGCAACGACATCGCGATCCGTGCCGAGCTGGCTGGCCTGATCCGCCAGCGCTTCAAGGACCTGACCGGCGTGGCGCTGCCGGTGGCCGACGTGCGTGCCGCCATGCTGGCCGGCGGCAAGAAGGCCGTGACGCGGATACGCAGCAAGCGCGAGATGACCGAGTTCGGCAACGCCGAGCGCATGCTCGACGCCTATGGCGACGGGCTCATGTACGTGCCCGAGCTGGACGGCTGGTACAAATGGACCGGCACCTACTGGCAGCGGGCGGCCATGGTCGAGCTGGAGCACCTGGCGAAGGAAACGATCCGGGCCCTGCCGGACGAGATCAAGCACATCGAGAGCGACACCGAGCGCGAGGCCTTCTTCAAGTTCTGTGCCGTGTCGCAACGGGCGACGATGGTCGCCAACATGATAAAGCTGGCGCAGTCCGATCCGCGCGTCGTGGTGCCGGTGGCCGAGCTGGATAAGCATGCGCACCTGCTTGGCGTGGCCAATGGGGCGATTGACCTGCGTACCGGCGCGCTGTTGCCGCCGGCGCAGGAGCACCGGATCACGACCATCGCCGACGTCGAGTTCAACCCGGCGGCCCGGGCACCGCTGTTCGAGCAGACGGTCGCCGACGTATTCTTCGACGAGGCCGACATGGTGGCGTTCTTCCAGCGGCTCATGGGCTACATGCTGTTGGGCGATCCGACCGAGGACGTGCTGGTCATTCCCTACGGCTCGGGCAGCAACGGCAAGAGCACGGTGCTGGGCGCGATCCGCGAGACGCTGGGGGCGCACGCCAAGATGGCCAGCTCCGAGACGTTCCTCTCAAGCGGACCGGCCGGTGCCAATGCCGGCCAGGCACGCGAGGACGTGCTGCGGCTGCGCGGCGCGCGCTTTGTCTATATCAGCGAGCCCGACGAGGGCAGCGAGCTGCGCGAGGGGCTTATCAAGAGCATGACGGGCGGCGAGGCGATGCCGGCGCGCGGCCTGTACTCGAAGGCGACCATCGAGGTGACGCCGACGTGGGTCGCGTTTATGCCGACCAATCATCGGCCCATCGTCAAGGGCGACGACCACGCGATATGGCGCCGCCTGCTGCCGGTGCCCTTCACCCGCAACTTCGACCATGACCTGACCGTGGCCAAGGACCCCGAGCGCGCGGCGAAGCTTGCCGAGGAAGCGCCCGGCATTCTCGCCTGGTGCGTCGCCGGTGCCAAGGCGTACCAGCGCGATGGCCTGCGCCCGCCGAGTGAAGTGAAGGCGGCGCGCGAGGACTACAAGAGCGACATGGACCTGCTGGGGGAGTGGCTCGACGAGTGTTGCGAGGTGGGCGACTACAACGAAACGACCGGGAAGCTGTGGGCGAGTTGGCAGGCGTTCGCGCAATCGCGCGGCGAATTGCGATTTATTCCGAGCAGTCGGGCGCTTGGGCGGCGCTTGTCGCAGCGCTTCGACGTGCGGAAAGGTACGGGCGGCGCGCGTATGTTGATGGGCTTGCGCGTGCGCTGCGTGGGGGATTTTGATTGAGCACGCAGCTAATTACGAGTTTGCAATTTATTGCTTGTTCGATTGGTTGGTGTAGTGGCGAAAGTGGCGTTTAACCCCCGTTTTTCTATAACTTTTCCTACGTATACGTAAAGAAAAGTTATGGGAAAAAGCCCCTTAAACGCCACTTTCGCCACTCGCAGAATTTTACAAGTTGAGGGCGCAAAATGAAGCGAGTTGTCAGCATCAACGCCGCCGG